AACAAGTGCACCTTACAGAGGGGTTTCTCCTGAATCTACAGTTGCTGGATCTCATTCTAATTTAGCAAAAGTTTTTGGTTGTTATAAAGTTGTTTCTTTAAATGAAACATCGGTTCCAAGTACAGGTCAACCATCTACAACTACACAATTTGATGGTATAAATGTTACATTAACTAACGCTGCATCAAGTACAGAAACAGGGGGCGGTTTTCAGTGTACAATTGGACCCGTTAATGATAGAGGTTAATTATGTCAGGAATTTCAAAATACACATACACAACATTAAAAACTGCAATTCAAGATTACACTGAAGTAAGTTCAGATGTTCTAACTACGACGATTTTAGATGGAATTATTATGGCTGCTGAAATGAGAATTAATCAAGAACTTCCAATAGACGCCGATAGATTTGTTCAAGAAGGAACTTTAGTTGCAGATGATAATACTATTAATGCGCCAGCAGGAACTTTGTTTATAAGAGGTATTGAAGTTTTTAATTCTACAGCTAACACACAAGGAAAAGGAACTTGGTTAGAGAAAAAAGATCAAACGTATTTATCGGAATACACAGACAGATTAACAGGGACAGAAGGAGATCGAACAGCACAAGATGTTACAGGATTTCCTAAGTATTATGCCATGTTTGGTGGAGCAACAAGTAATACCACAACTACTTCAGGAGGTATGTATCTAGCACCTACGCCAGATGCAAACTATCTGTTTAGAGTATATTATAATAAATATCCTACAGGATTAGGTTCTGGGTCAGACGGAACAGCAGAGACTTATTTAAGCACATATTTTCCTCAAGGGCTTTTATATGCATGTTTAGTAGAGGCATATTCTTTTTTAAAAGGTCCAACTGATATGTTGACATATTATGAAAATAGATATAAAAATGCAGTACAACAGTTCGCGGGAATGCAACTGGGTAGACGAAGACGAGACGATTATACTGACGGAACAGTTAGAATACAAGTTAAGTCACCGTCTCCATAAATGAGGAGAAAAAATTATGGCAATAACATCGGCAATATGTAACAGTTTTAAAAACGAACTTATGACTGCAACACATAACTTTACGGCGTCTACAGGAAACAGTTTTAAAATTGCATTGTACACAAGTTCTGCAACTCTAAGTGCGTCTACTACAGCTTATAGTTCATCAAACGAAATAACTAATGCTTCTGGATCTGCATACACGGCAGGTGGAAAAGCATTAACAAACATTACTCCATCTTTAGATGGTTCAACAGCTTGTGCTGATTTTGATGACGTTAGTTTTACGTCAGCTTCATTCACAGCTAACGGATGTTTAATTTATAACGACACTGCAACAGGTGATCCTGCAGTTTGCGCAGTAGCATTTGGTGGAGATAAAACAGTTTCAAGCGGAACTTTTACAATTCAGTTCCCTGCTAAAGCAGCAACAACAGCTATAGTTAGAATAGCATAAGGAGGTAAATCCTTATGGCATCTATCTGGGGTGGTGATAGTCCTTCAGTAGCATGGGGAGAAAATTCCTGGCAATCAAATACTGTTGCAATTTCTTTAACAGCACCGTCTGCATCAACAACTTCAGTTGGTTCTTTAACAGCCTTTAATCAAAACGGTTGGGGTGGAGCTCAATGGGGTAATGATGGTTGGGGTGTAAACTTTGCTGTAGCTTTAACTGCACCTGCGAGTTTAAGCACTTCATTAGGATCTCTAATTGCTGAACCATTTATAGAAACTACTTTAACTGCACCTACTAATTTAACTTCTTCGTTAGGGTCTTTAACAACAACTCAACTTTCAATCGCAGCTTTAACAGCACCAAGTCAAATGACTTCTCAAGTTGGAGATTTTGATAATGCTGGTACGTTAGTTGGTTGGGGTAGAAATGGTTGGGGTGAAGAACCTTACGGAGATTCATTTAATAAATTAGTTCAACTTTCAGGACTTAGCGCAACAGCAAGTGTTGGTGCAGTTACACCTGCGGATGTAGTTGGATTAACAGGGCAACTAGCAACATCTAGTGTCGGATCTTTTAACTTAGAATTTTCATATGTACCAAGTGGACAATTAGCAACAGCAAGTGTTGGAGCACTCGTAGTTGGAATAGGAGTCCCATTAACTGGAGTTTCAGCAACAGCTAGTGTTGGAGTTATTGCTCCTGCGGATGTAGTTGGATTAACAGGGCAACTAGCAACAGCTAGTGTCGGATCAACAGTAGTTACAGAAACACAATTAATTATAATAGGTACTGATGGTGTAACTACACCGGCTATTTTAACTTCTGCAGTTGGATCTATTGTTCCAGGAATAGGAGTTCCATTAACTGGAGTTTCAGCAACAGCTAGTGTTGGAGCTATTGCTCCTGAGGATGTTGTGGGATTAACAGGGGTTGAAGCAACCGCAGAAATAGGTACAACTGGCTTTGGAACATTGGCATACAAAGATATTGACATAACAGGAATTACATCTTATACAGATGTAACACACGTAGCTTAGGAGAACAAAATTATGGCATCAACATACACAGCGCTCGGCGTAGAATTAATGGCAACCGGTGAAAATGCCGGTACTTGGGGAACAAAAACAAATACAAATTTAAATATTATAGAGCAGATTTCTGGTGGCTATATTGCAAAATCAATTGCAGGTGGAGCACAAACGACAAATCTTTCAGTTTCTGATGGATCAACGGGTGCAGAACTTGCACACAGAATGATAGAATTTACAGGTTCAATTACAGGAAATCAAATTGTAACAATACCTTTAGATGTTCAAACTTTTTATTTTTTAAGAAATTCAACTTCAGGAGCTTATACTGTACAATTTAAATATGTTTCTGGTTCAGGGGATACTTTTACTTTTTCTGCAACAGACAAAGGTGATCAACTTTTATTTGCTACAGCAAACGATGGAACTAATCCAGATATTTACACCCTAGATTTTGGTGATGTAACTCTTACAGGAACACAGACTTTAACTAACAAAACTTTAACAGACCCTATATTAAGTCCTGGAACAGCAACTGCTGGTAAAGTAGAATTTTTAGAAGGCACAGACAATGGTACAAACAAAGTAACATTAATTGGTCCTGCTGCAACAGCAGATGTTACAGTAACATTGCCCGCAGCAACTGACACATTAGTTGGAAAAGCTACAACAGATACTTTAACAAATAAAACTTTAACTGCTCCTAAGTTTGCAGATGCAGGATTTATTGCAGATGCAAATGGAGCGGAACAAGTAATATTTCAAACAACAGCTTCTGCAGTAAACGAAGTAGAGATTACAAACGCAGCTACAGGTAATGGACCAATCATAGGTTCAAGCGGAGAAACTAACGTAGATTTAAATTTAACTCCTAAAGGACTTGGAAGAGTATCTTTAGGTGCTGGTTCAATACAAAACGTAGTTGAAAAAATAACAGTATCTGCAACTGCAGCTACAGGAACAATCAACTATGATGTTATAACTCAAGCAGTTCTATACTATACTTCAAATGCATCGGGTAACTTTACAGTTAACTTTAGAGGAAATGGATCAAATACATTAAACGCTATAATGTCAACAGGGCAGTCTCTTACTGTTGCTTTCTTAGTAACAAATGCAGGTACAGCATATTATAACAACGCTGTTACAATTGATGGGTCTTCAATCACACCTGAGTGGCAAGGCGGTTCAGCTCCTTCAGAGGGAAACACTAACTCCATTGATGCATATACATATACGATAATTAAAACTGGAGATGCTTCATTTACAGCTCTTGCAGCACAAACACAATACGCTTAATAGGAGGTTAATTAGTTATGCCAATAATTGCTAGTTTCGGAGCAGCGGCAGCACAAGGTTTTGGTCAAAGAGCAGGAGCACCTAAACTTTTTGTCACTGCAACAGGTGGAACGATAACTACTTCTGGAGATTTTAAAATTCACACATTTACAGGACCAGGTACTTTTTGTGTTTCTTGCGCAGGTAATGAAGCCGGTTCAACTCAATTTGATTACACAGTCGTTGCTGGAGGCGGTAGCGGTGGTGGAGCTCAAGGTTATGGAAATGCTGGAGCGGCTGCCGGTGGTGGAGGAGGATATAGAGAATCCTCTGGAGCAGCTTCTGGATGTTATTCAATTTCACCTAAAGGTTCTGGTGTAGCTGCAATTACAGCTGCTGTACAAGGTTATCCAATTTCAGTTGGAGGCGGAGCAGGAGGAACTGGAGGAACAGGTACTGGAGGTCAAGGTTCAACTTCTTCTGCGGCTGGAATATCTTCAGCAGGAGGAGGCGGTGGCGCTTCACAAGGTTCGGCTGGATCGGGAGGATCTGGCGGAGGTGGAGGCTGGGGAGGCCCAAGATCAGGCGGTAATGGAAACTCACCAACTGTAAGTCCACCTCAAGGAAATAATGGTGGTCAAGGTCAACAATCAGGACATAGATTTTGTGGAGGTGGCGCTGGTGGCGCAACAACAACAGGCGGTAACGCTAGTAATCCAAACCACGGACCAAGAGGTGTTGGAGCTACTTCTTCAATAAATGGTTCTCCAGTAGGTCGTTCTGGAGGCGGTGGAGCTGGAGCTGGAAATGGAACAGCAGGACCTCAACCTGGAGGAGAAGGTAGTGGAAATGGTGGATCTAACGGCGGAAACGGCCAATCAGGAACTGCAAACACTGGAGGCGGTGGAGGCGGATCCGGAAGAGGATCTTCGTCAGGAGGTGGCGGATCTGGTGTTGTAATTATAAGGTATCAATTTCAATAATGGCACATTTTGCAAAAATATCAGAAGATAATGAAGTATTACAAGTATTAACACTTGATAATGAAAGCTGTATAAACTCTGAGGGAGTTGAAACAGAATCAGTCGGACAAGCATATTTAGAAACACATAATAATTGGCCAGCAAATCTATGGATACAAACTTCATATTGGACATTAAATAATACACATTTAAATGGTGGGACACCTTTTAGAGGAAACTATGCAGGTCAAGGTTTTACTTGGGATAGTGAAAACGAAATTTTTTGGCCACTAAAACCATACCCTTCATGGGTAAAAAACACATCTGAAGCAAGATGGCAATCCCCAATTGGAGACGCTCCTGATTTAACAGCAGAACAAATAGCGCAGAACGCAGCTAGCACTCATACTAATGAGTATGTTTGGAACGAGTCTGGACAGTCTTGGGATTTGACAAGTTAAGATATATTTAATAAGATACTTTTAATAAAGAAAGTATGAATATGTTGCAAACTATAGTCGTAGATAATTTTTTCTCAAATGTTGATAAAGTAATTAATTTATCTAAAGAATTAAAATACCATTCAGCACCTAGTAATGAAAACTGGCCTGGAATAAGAACAAAATCTTTACATTCTACACACTATAATTTTTTTAATGAAGTAATTTTACAAGTTTTAAATTACTATTATCCAAACTCTGAATTAAAGTATCACAATTCTCATGTTGCTTTTAGTAAACTAAAACATGGGGACAAAGGTAAAACAAGATTTCATCAAGACAATTGTAAAATCGCTGCAGTAATATATCTATCTGATGGTAATATGCAATCTGGAACTACAATTTTTCACAATAAAAAAGATAAACAAATAGTTGTTGCAAACAAGTTTAATACTATGGTAGCTTATGACGGTAAAAAATATCACGGTTATACAAGTTTAAAGCCAGGTAAAAAAGAAAGACTAACATTAAATATTTTTATAGAAGACGTAGAGGTGCTTACATGAATAAACATACATTAAGCGAACAGGCTTTATATTACGGTGATGTTAAAATGCCAGAAGGCTTTGAAATTAATTCATTGGAATTTTCTAAGACTATATTTGATTCTTTATCGAAACAAAAAGATTTTATTTTTTCTAAAGAGTGGGATAAATTAAATACTTATCTTATAGATTTTTTAAAACTTAAATTTAAATTAAGTTTAATTAATAAAAAATCATGGGGCACCATATGCACACCAAATGAAAATGTAGGACCTTTGCTAGATGTTGATCCTGTTGATTTAAAAAGCTCCCCAGACTTTACAGTTCTATACGGAATAAACACTGTCGACTGTTATGTTAAAATTTATTACGATGATAATAGACGTAAAGGAAGAAGTTGGGATATAGAACTTGAGCAAAATAAATTTATTATGTTTCCCTCTTCATGCACGTATAGTATTTTTAATAAACAGACTAATAATTTAAATTTTATACAAACTATAACATATGAATACATCTAATTATTATTGGTACTTTACATCAGCAATACCACCAAAGTTGTGTGATGATATAATAAAATACAGCTTATCAAAATCAGAGACTATGGCTAGAACTGGTGGATACGGAGACAAAGAATTATCGAAAGAAGATGTTAGAAATATGCAAAGAAAAAGAAAATCTGATTTAGTATGGTTGAATGAAAACTGGATATACAGAGAGTTGCATCCATACATACACGAAGCAAATAAAAATGCTGGTTGGAATTTTGAATGGGACATTTCTGAGAGTTGTCAGTTTACAAAATATAAATTAAATCAATACTATGACTGGCATTGTGATAGTTGGGATAAACCTTACGATAAACCAAACAATCCTAGAGAACACGGTAAGATACGTAAGTTGTCTATGACGTGTCAGTTGACAGATGGTTCAGAGTATGAAGGTGGAGAGTTAGAATTTGATTTTAGAAATTATGATCCACATGCAAGAGATGAATTAAAACATTTAAAACAAGCAAAAGAAATATTGCCAAAAGGATCTATTATTGTATTTCCATCATTTGTATGGCATAGAGTTAAACCGGTAACGAAAGGAGTAAGATATTCATTGGTCATGTGGAACCTTGGATATCCATTTAAATGAACACAGTAGAATATTTTAAAACACCTATTTGGTTTGAACAAAAACCAGAGTTTTTAAATTCGCTTAATAAAGCGTCTAATAAATATATTAAAGAAGCTAAGAATTGTGAGAAAGCTAAAGCACACATAAAAAAATATGGTGACTTTGGTACAAGTTATCATTCTCCTTCTCTCGTAGATGACAATGATTTTTTTGATTTTAGAAATTACGTTGGTCAAAAGTCTTGGGACTTTTTAGATTGGCAGGGTTTTGATCTAACAGATTATGCTGCAGTGTTTAGCGAAATGTGGGTACAAGAATTTTCTAAGAAAGGTGGTGGACACCACAGTGCACATGTACATTGGAATCAACATGTATCTGGGTTTTATTTTTTAAAATGTAGTGATAAAACTTCTTACCCAGTTTTTCATGAACCAAGGACCGGGGCAAGAACAACTAAATTAAAATTAAAAGATACAAAAGATATTGTGCCTGCTTCTGAGATAATACATTTTAAACCAAGACCCGGTACTCTATTAATTTTTCCAGGGTATTTAGAACACGAGTTTGTAGTTGATTTAGGTATAGACCAGTTTAGATTTATACATTGGAACATTCAGGCAATACCGAAAGGCGTAGCTAAAGATGTTTACTAATATTTTTAGTAGTTTTGTTTACAATACAATAATAAGAACAGACAATAAAAAAATACTTGAAGTATGTGATAAAGAATTATTAAACCCTTCTGACCACAATCAAGTTGATTTACCTAAGAATAAAAAATTAAAACCGTTGTTAGATGAGATCAAACTTCACGTCGGTGTTGTAGCTAAACACATGGGTTATGGTGACAAAATAAAACCGGTATGTACACAGTCATGGATAAATGTAGGTAATGCAAAAGAAATTATTAAACCACATCTACACCCTAAAGTAGATCTGTCTTGTGTTTACTATCCTCTAGCAGATAACAATTCTAATAAAATAGAGTTTTTAAACCCATGTCAACAAGTTCAATACGTAATAAAAACCGATAAGATTGATAGCTGGAATCAGTATAACTCAGTAACATGGACAATTGAACCATCTAATAATAAACTAATAATATTTCCTTCTTGGCTATTACATTACGTTGTGGATAAAAATAATTTAAAAAGAGTATCTATTGCTTTAAATTTTACTTTATAAAAATGTTTAAAATAAAAAAGAATGTATTAAATAAAAATTTATTTGAAAAAATAAATACTAAAATTCAAAGTAAATACTTCCCTTGGTTTACTCAAGACTATGTTAATGCACCTGATGAAAGTGGTTATGGTTATTTTACACATTATTTATATTTAGATAATAAAATAAACAGTCCTTTTTATGATTTAATTATGCCAGAGTTTTTAAAACTTTTTAAAAATAAAAAATTATTAAGGGCAAGATTAAATCTATATACTAAAACACCTAAAACTATTAAACATGCATACCATATAGATTATATGTTTAAACATAGGTCAGTTGTGTATTTCTTAAATGATAATGACGGTTGTTTATTTTTTAAAGATCCGTATAAAAAAATTAAACCAGAAAAAAATAAGTGTGTTATATTTGATGGTAACTATGAACATGCTAGTTCTTCATGCACAGATAGACCATACAGAATTACACTAAATATAAATTATGAGTTTTAAAAAAAATAAATATACAATTATCCGTCAAGCAATATCAAAAGACCTAGCAGCTTTCGTTGCAAACTATTTTAGTATGCAAAAACAAGTTTATGATACTTGTAGAGGGCGTGGATATTTTTCACCTTTTGAAACTATTATCGGATATTATGAGGGTGAGAATGAACAGATTCCAAATACCTATTCCCAATATGCTAATATGGCTATGGAAACTTTATTACTTAAATGTTTACCAGGTATGGAAAAAGCAACAGGATTAAAATTATATCCTGCTTATAGTTATGCAAGAATATATAAAAAAGGTGATGAACTAAAAAAACATAAAGATAGGTTTAGTTGTGAAATATCTACGACCATGAATTTAGGAGGTGATGATTGGCCGATATATTTAGAAGGTTTAAAGGTAGATTTAAAACAAGGCGACATGTTAGTTTACTCCGGTTGTGAGCTAGAGCATTGGAGAAAAAAGTTTAAGGGTAAAGAATGCATACAAGTATTTTTACATTACAACAATATTAAAACAAAAGGTGCAAAAGATAACATGTTTGATAAACGTCCACATTTAGGTTTACCTTCCTGGTTTAAAAGGACTTAATGATAATTAGTATAAAAGATAATTTTATTAGTAAAAAAGATTGTGACTTTATAATTAAAACTTATCACGACAATAAAGACAAGGTTAGAAGATGGAGAGATACATATCCATTATCAATACATGACTTTGGAAGTTTAACAAATAAATTAAATAAAGAAGCTAAAGTAATAAACAACTCTGTACTGGATTGGATAGAGATTGTAAAATGGCCAATAGGTAGCAAACATGATTTACATTATGACTTGGCTAAATCAAATACTACTCTAGCTTCTATATTATATTTAAATGAAGATTTTACAGATGGTTATACTTATTTTGAAGATGGCACAATTATTGCACCAAAAATAGGTAGGGTTGTTTTTTTCGACGGATGCTATTATAAACATGGTGTGAAAGAAATAAAAAATTCAAATAGGTTTACTGTTGCCGGATGGTTTAAAGGGTTATAATGCTTTTTCCTACTATAACATGTGTAGATAATTTTTTTGATGATCCAGATGCAATCGTAAAAAAATCTAAAGAGTTTAAATATAAAGTCAATAAATATAGTGCAGGTAGTAGATCAATGCCCTTGCATGAATTAGATTACCAATTTTTTAATTGGGTTAATGGTAAAATTGCAGCTATTTTTTATCCTAACTTTTCTGATAAACTATCTTTTAGTGCCGCAACACATTTTGATAAAGTTAAAAAATCTGATCACGATAACTGGGTACACAGTGATGCAGATACAAAATTTGCTTCGATTATTTTTTTAAATAAAGAAGGCACAGCAGGAACATCTATATATAAAAAGAAAGGTCTACATCACGGTATAATAGGGAAGACTGCTCAATCTAAATATAAGTATTTTGAAAAAGGTGATAAGATGACGAAAAAACAACTTAACCAAATTAAAAAAGAAAAAGAATGGAACAATAATCAGTTTGAAAAAACCTTTCATTTCGAAGGTCTATATAATAGACTTATTGTTTTTGATGCTAATTGTTTTCACTCTTTTAACGCAATGACCGAAGACCAAAAAGATCAAGAAAGATTAACCTTAATTTCTTTTTTTCATGATATTAAATTTCAAGATGAGAACACCTTTATAGAATTTCCTATACCTAAAATGAGAACCATTTGAAGGATTTCATAGAAAAATTAATTGTAACTAACCTACCCTCTGATCAACAAAGACAGAAAGAAACCTGGGATGTTGAAGGTATATTGCATAATCAAAAATATAAGTTTGACTTAAGACCCATAAAAAACAATTATAAGGTAGGTTTTTTTAAAAGCAAAGCTGACAAGATGGTTTTTGACATTAAGGACCAATGGATTATTTTAGACGTTGAGGAATTGCATCAATATTTAAAACAAAACGAGCTTGAAAATGTTGATTTAGAGGAATTGATATCTAGTCTGGATTGGAATATAATACTACCAAAATATTAAAAACTATATATAAGTAGGGGTTATGCTACAGAAACTAGGTTTTGCACCAGGATTTAATAAACAAGTTACAGAAACCGGAGCCGAAGGGCAGTGGTTTGATGGCGATAATGTTAGGTTTAGATATGGTTCACCTGAAAAAATAGGTGGTTGGACCCAATTGGGGCAAGATAAACTTACCGGTGCGGCAAGAGCAATACATCAATTTGAAAACAGGGATAGTGTCAAATATTCTGCTATAGGTACAAACAAAATTTTATATGTATATATTGGCGGCCAATTTTATGATATTCATCCTATTCGAGTAACTTTAACTGGATCTGACTTTACAAGCACTGCTTCATCTGCAACTGTCACAGTAACATGCACCGGGGATCATGGATTAATAGAGGGTGATATTGTTTTATTTGATAACGTCACAGGATTAAGTGGATCTACGTTTACTAATGCTTCTTTTGAAGACATAAAATTTATGGTTGCTTCAATCCCTAGTTCAACTACTTTTACTATTACAATGGCTGCAACAGAGTCAGGAACTCCTGTAACGAACGGTGGGTCAGCTTCTGTTTTGTGTTATTACAATGTTGGTCCTTCTCAACAACTGGGTGGCTATGGGTTTGGAGCAGGTAACTTTGGGGGTCAAACTAGCGGAGCAGCAACTACAACTCTAGCTTCTGGTATTAATGATGCAGTAACTAATATTCCTTTAAGCAGCTCTTCTGCTTTTCCAACGTCTGGAGAGATTAGAATAGGTACTGAAGATATAAGTTACACCGCAAACAATACTAGCACAAATGTTTTAAGTGGGGGTGCAAGAGAAGTTAATGGCACAACCAAAGCATCACATAGTGGGGGAGATACAGTTACAAACATTTCTGAATACGTTGCATGGGGAGAAACCTCAACAGCACAAGATTTTACTATTGATCCTGGACTATGGGTTTTAGATAACTACGGTCAAAAATTAATTGCACTTATTTATAATGGCCCTTGTTTTGAATGGGATGGGTCTCCAACAAATGCAGTAGACACTAGAGCAACTATAATACCTAATGCGCCTACTGCATCAAGGCACGTTTTAGTATCTACACCAGATAGACACCTAGTATTTTTTGGAACAGAAACGACTGTTGGAAGTTCATCAACACAAGACGATCTTTTTATTAGATTTTCTGATCAAGAAAATATAGATCAAACAGATTCTTACACTGTGACTGCAAACAATACCGCCGGCACACAAAGATTAGCCGATGGCTCAAGAATTATGGGAGCTATTAAAGGTAGGGACGCTATTTATATTTGGACTGATACAGCATTATTTTTAATGCAATTTGTTGGTGCGCCTTTCACTTTTTCTTTCCAACAAGTGGGTACAAACTGTGGGCTTATAGGTAAGAATGCTTGTGTTGAAGTAGATGGTAAAGCTTATTGGATGTCCGAAAATGGTTTCTTTACTTATGATGGACAATTAAAATCATTACCTTGTCTAGTAGAAGATTTTGTATACGACAATATTAATACTACGGCTAGAGATTTAATAAACTGTGGTTTAAATAATTTATTTGGAGAAGTCAGTTGGTTTTATTGCAGTTCTGCATCTGATATAGTTGATAAAATAGTTACGTTTAATTATTTGGACTCATCAAAAGAAAGACCTATTTGGACAACTGGGACATTAGCAAGGACAGCGTGGGAAGATTCTTCTTTGTTTGGTAAACCACATGCAACTTTCTATGATTCATCAAGCAATAGTTCTTATGACGTTGTCGGTAATACAGATGGTTGTACAATATATTATGAACATGAAACAGGGACCGATCAAATTAATGCGAGTGGAGTTGTTACAGCCATACTAGCAAATATAACTTCTGGTGATTTTGACATTACCCAACGTAGAAGTAACACAGGACAAACTGTAGGAATGCCTGACATTAGAGGAGATGGTGAATTTATTATGAGAATAAGTAGATTTATACCAGACTTTATAGATCAAACAGGAACAACTGCAATCAAATTTAAAACAAGATTATATCCAAACAGTAGTGAAACTACGACAAGTTTTACTTGTGACTCTACTACAACTAAAAAAGATATAAGAGTTAGAGCACGACAGATTGCATTAGAAGTTGCAAACACAGGAGCAAATGAAAATTGGAAATTAGGGACATTTAGATTAGATATACACCCAGGAGGAAGAAGGTAATGGCTACAGACCAAGAGATACGAGACGCAGGTTTTAAATATATTCCACAACAACAGTATTTACAAAACCCTTTTGTGTTACCTGAAGATCAGGAACCAGTAGTTGATCAAGGTATCGTTGCAACTAATGCTTTTACTGGCGGCGATGGTTTTAGTGTCTACAATCCAGATCCAAATTCAATTGTAAATAAAAATTATCGACCTAACTATGACTACAGACAATTTGTCGATGGATATGATCCTAATTTGTCTGCTACTATGAATATGAAAATGATGGAAGTGGATCCTAACTATAAGGGTGCCGATTATTACAATAAACCACCATCAAAAATGGAAGGTCTTATGAGCATGGTTCCATATGTTGGAGGTCTTATGAAAGGTGTAAACTTTTTAGGAAATCAAATAAGCCCTTATTTTCCGGTTAACAGAAGATCAATATTAGAAAATGAATTAGGGGGTCAAGGTATAATGGTTAACGACATTGGACAGATTGTGGCCGCTAATCAAGGAAATATAAATACAGCAGAAAATATTATGGCGGGTTATAATGCTTATCACGTAGACGCAGATACTTTTAAAAAAAGAAGAGATATGATTAATGCTAAGATGAAAGACCCCGAACAAAAAGCAGCTAAACTAAAAGCTCTTAATGAAGCAGAAGCAAAATTTTTTGGCGCAAAGGATGAAACAGATAAAATTTACGATTTTGAAGAAGACGAAAAAAAGAAAAAGAAAAAAGATACTGTCATTAATAGATTTATTACTAAGAAAAAAGAAGCTAAAGCTGCTGCGGATGCTGCGAATGCTGATGAAACTTCAGTTGGAAATTACCCTACTGGTGGTAGTTACGATGCACCAGGAGGTGTAACAGATTCAAATTATAATCAAGCAGCTAACATAGCTGGTGGTGGAGGTGGAAACCAAGTAATAAATACACCAGCAGGTCCTATGACTGCTCGAGAAGCAACATATGATAGCGATAAAAATACAGGAACATCTCAAGGATACTCACAACATTATGCAAGAGGTGGTAGAGCCGGATACTTTTATGGTGGTAGAGTAAATTTTAAAAACGGAGGACTAGCAAGTATTTTATAATGGCAAAAATTGTACAATCATTAACTAGAGCTGAACCAGAATACAATCAAACTAACCTACAATCGTTAGTCAGAGATTTGGATGCAGTAATTACAAAATTAAATACTTCTTTTCAACAAGAAGTAAAACAAGAGATAGAAGCTAAAAGTTTCTTTTTAGAATAATGGCAGTAGTAAACCAATATAAATTTGTAGGTAAAGATAATGATACTACAGGAAATGCGTTAACTGTTTTTGCAACAAATAGTCCAAGTGTTAATGAAACTATAATTATTAAATCTATACTAGTTACATCTGCTGGTACACCAAGTGTTACGGTCCTTAACAATAGTATTACAGCTATTAAATCAGTAGCATTAACAGCCAATCAAACTAAGGAATTACTAACTCAGCCTTTAATAGTAGAAGGCGGATCTGCTTTTACTATACAGTCTAGCACTACAGACTCATTTGATTTTGCGGTTAGTTTTTTAAACATTAAAAAGGAGAAAATAGACTAATGAAAACTACAGTAATTGACGGACAAGAGGTACCTGTTTTAGATGCAACTAGTGTTGA